GGTGCAATTAGTACCAATTGGACAATTATGTATAGGACTAAAAATAACGACTTGACCCAATAAAGTAGACGTAATAGGGAAATAACCTACTAAGATGCAGATATATGTAAAAAGCTTTTGAGTAATGCCAAAACTTACAAGAAAAAAAGCGATCCTAATAAAAACTGAGACTAGCTATTCACCAGCTACTCCTACAGGATCAGCTAACTATTTGGAAGTGACAGATTTATCTGTTGAGCCAGTTGTAAGTGATGAGGTAACAAGAGAAGTAATTCGACCTTATCTTGGAAATGCAGAAGTTTTATTGGCAAACACAAGAGTCAATATCAATTTCACTTGCGAATTAACTGGTAGTGGTAGTGCGGGTGTTGCCCCTAAGTGGGATGCAGCCATCCTTGCATGTGGAACAAATAAGGCAGTAGTTTCTTCTACTAGCGTTACTTATTCTCCAGAAGATACATCTACTTTTGATAGTGCAACAATTTGGTACTACACAGATGGTATAAGGCATCAAGCCACAGGATGTCGAGGATCTTTTTCGATCTCAGCCGAGGTCGGTGGAATTCCTACAATTTCATTCCAGATGCAAGGGGTGTATGTAGCTCCAACAGATACAGCAACACCTTCTGTTACTAAATCTAATCAAGCTCCACCCGTTATCTTTAGAAACGGCAATACTTCAGCGTTTTCGATTTTTGGCTATTCAGGGATCTTGCAGTCTTGGCAGTTTGATATGAATAACACCTTTAACTACAGAGAATTAGTTGGTGGAACTAAGGAAGTAATGATCACAGAAAGAGCACCTTCTGGGAGCTTAGTTGTAGAAGCTCCAGCCCTTTCTGGACATAACTTCTTTACTGATGCAACAGGTAGTTCAACAGGAACTAACACTTGGCAACATTCAGGCGGTAGTGCTGGAAATATCGTTACTGTGAGTTGTCCTCAGTCAGACTTTAGTGCTCCAAGTTATGAAGACTCTGATGGCATCGTCATGTTGAATTTACCCTTCATGGCTGTACCTACAAGTGCGGGCAATAATGAATTTTCATTAGTTATGACTTGACGTTTGTATTATCGTTAAGTAACCAATACAATTTTTAATGGCTCTAATTAGAAAGAAGGTCACTTCAATTAAGTGGCCTGTTTCCATTAGTTCACCTACTGATGGTGGAAAATGGAAGGATGAAACCTATACAGGTACTTTTAAAAAAGTAGGAATTAAACAAATTGAAGAATTAGCCGATAAGGGTGATCCTCAACTAATTAGAGAAGTATTAGAAGCTTGGGAAGACATTAAAGATGAGGATGGCAATGAGATCCCATTTAGTCTTGAAGAATTAGATCTTTTTTTAGATGATGTTAATTTCATTAAAGGAACAGTTCAGGCAATTATTGAAATGCAAAAGGGAGCTTCAGAAAAAAACTAATAGAGGCTGCTGAGTATTGGGCTGGTAAAGGTGTTGTCATAGATGAAACCTATGAGGACGCAGTTGCACTCGGAGTCAAAGGAATTGAAAAGCCCAAAGAAGATAACATTGAGATCTGGGAAGAGAACTGGGAGATAGTGATTATGTTTTTACGTCTATCAACTCAGTGGAATTGTTCTATGAGTGGTTTGATTGGTTTGAAATATGAGGTATTAGAATGGTTTTGTCGCCTATACTTAGTTGACGATGCCAGAGCTATGCTAGAAGGTATTCAAATCATGGAAAGGGCAGCGTTAAACGTCATTAACGAGAAGGATAAATAAATGAGTTCACAAACTAGATTTGAAATTCAAGCTGCTGTAAAGGGTTTAGGTGGTATTGAAAAATTAAAAAATAGTATTAAACAATTAACGAATACGACAATACCAACATCTAGAGAAATCACAAGAATGAGATTTGAGACCCGAAAATTGGGTCAACAAAGTGATAGAACTGAAAATGAATTAAGAACTCAAGTATCAGTTTTTAAGGATTTAAGAGCAAATGTTTCTTTAACAAGTGCTAGATATAGAGATCTTACTTTTGATATACAAAGGGCTGAAGGTGCTTTAGCTCGTTATACAGCAACAAGCAAAACATCTGCTCTGTCAGCATATTTTAATCCATCGCCCACTGGCGGTGGTAAACGTAAAAGAACTTTGGGTGGAACGGCTAGAACTTTAGGAGCCGTAGCTGGTGGAGCAGTGTTTGGTGGCCCTGAAGGTGCAGTAGGTGGTGCTATTGGTGGAATAATGGGTGGTCCACCAGGAGCTTTAGTTGGTGCAGCTATTGGTGCTCAAGTTGGGATGGTTAGAAAACAAATTAGTGGATTAGCCGAATATAGTGCTGCACTAAATCTGCAAAGAAAAGCATTACAACTTGTTATTAATAACACTAAAGAGTATGCAAAATCTCAAGTCTTCCTTGAAAAGAAAAGTAAGAAATTAGCTATTCCACAGGACGTAATTGTTAGACAATTTACTGCTTTAACTGCTTCTGTTAAGGGTGCAGGGAAGAGTACAGAAGATGCACAAAAGGTATTTGAATCTATAGCTTCTGGTATTCGTGGTACTGGTGGAAGCCTAGAAGATATGAAAGCGGCGATGACTGCGACTGCTCAGGTATTCAGTAAGGGCAAGGTGTCTGCGGAGGAATTGCGACAGCAACTTGGTGAGAGACTTCCTGGTGCGTTTACCATTTTTGCGGAGTCAATGGGTAAGACACCCGCCGAGTTAGATAAGGCGTTAGAGGGTGGAAAGGTGACGTTAGATGACTTTATGAAATTTGCTGATGTGTTATTTAAAAAGTACGGCGAAAATGCAGAGATACTTGCGAATTCTCCTGCGGCTGCTGGTGATAGGTTGCAAACTGAAATGGCGAAATTAAAAGACAACTTAGGAGCAATATTGCAGCCAATGGGTGCTTATTTTCAAGACTTAGCGAGTGAGGGGGCTAAAGCTTTAAATTCAATTGCTGAGGACGCAAAAGAAGCTGGAATTATTGGTGAGATAGCTGTTGATAAACGATTAAGACAAGTCGTTTCTTCTGCAAAGTATGAAATCAAAGAATTAGAAGGTAGTCTAAATGATGCTAATGAGGCATATCAAATTGCAAGTAATGGTTTTGCTGAAGCTATTATGTCTGGTAATGACGAACTAATTAGACAATTTAGAACTAATCTTGAAGAGGCTAATTTAAATCGTGTTGGGATAATTAGATTAATTGCTAGTCTTCAAGCAGAGATAATCAAGGCTAATGAAGAACTTAGGAAAAGAGCTACACCTGATGACTACGAAGACTTTTTAGGGAATGTTTATGATGGTGCTACTGGTGCTCTAAAAAGACATGCGGATTCGCTTAAAGAATTAGGTGGTATTCATCGTGAAATTTTTGATGCGATGAAAGAAGGTGCAAAATCTTATGCAGACTCAATCAAATCGTTAAATGACGAAATAGCAGCTTCCACTAAAAGAATTTTCACGAAAATGGAGGATGCTTTAGTTGATTTCATAATGACTGGTGAATTGAAATTTAAAGAATTTGCACGAAGTATTATTAGGGAAATGACGAAAGTATTTGTCAGAACACAGATAATGAAGCCTTTTGGTGATTGGTTCTCTGAGTTAAAACTTTTTGGAAATGCGAAAGGTAATGTCTATGCACAAAACGGAATAGTACCTTTTGCTAAAGGTGGAATAGTTGATGGAATAGTTAATAAGCCAACAATTTTTCCGTTTGCAAATGGTGGTGTTGGATTGATGGGCGAGGCAGGTTATCCAGAAGCAATAATTCCTTTGAAAAGAGGTAGAGATGGAAAACTTGGAGTAGCAGGTGGTGGTGGTACTTCAGTAGTCGTCAACGTAGATGCTTCTGGTTCTGAGGTAGAGGGAAGTGAAGGTGATGCAGCAGCTTTAGGTCGAGCGATTTCATCTGCTGTAACAGAAGAGATCGCTAAACAAAAACGACCAGGAGGGCTTCTTTCAGCAGCATAACTATGGCTACTTTTACTTTTCCAAGTATTGAGGCATCCTATGGATTGTCTAAAAGATCAAACCCAAAAATAAGACAAACTAAATTCGGTGACGGCTACCAAGCTTTTATTCGCTTTGGGATGAATCAAAATCCAAAGACTTGGAATCCAATTTGGGACAACATCACAGAATCACAAGCTGACTCTATAGAACAATTCCTTGACTCTAGAGCTTCAGATACAACAGGATCAAATTCTTGCTTTAATTGGACTCCTCCGAATGAATCTAGCTCTAGTGTTTATATATGTCTTAAATGGACTAAAAAGATGAGGTATCCAGGCTACGCAACGATTACAGCAACTTTTCAAGAGGTGTTTGAACCCTAATGGCTGTACCTGTTAGTGAGTTACAAAAGGCTGGACCTAGTGCCATTATTGAACTCTTTATCCTTGAGCTAGATTCAACAATTCATGGGAGCCAGCCTCAAATGACTTGGCGGTTTCATTCTGGAACAAATCAAAATAACAATGGAGATATTGTTTTTAACGCTCAAACTTATACAAAGATGCCTATAGAAGCTGAAGGTTTTGAATATAACGGAAAACAATTACCAAGACCAAAACTTAGAGTAAGTAATATTTTAGGAACCTTTACTACAATCCTTTTAACATTATCTATGGGGCTAGAAGGAGCGAAAGTAACAAGGAGAAGAACACTTTTAAGATATTTAGATGCTACTAATTTTTCAGGCGGTAGCAGCCCATATACTCCTGATACGTCAGCACTTTTTCCTGATGAAATTTATTACATTGATCGGAAATCAATTGAGAATAGAGAAATTGTTGAATTTGAGTTAGCTTCCAAAATTGATGTAATGAATCTGCGTTTACCTAAAAGACAAGTACTACCGCTTGATTTTCCTGGTGTAGGTAGTTTCTATTCGTGAGCTGGAAATATAAAGCATTAGAACATGCAAAAAACGAGGACCCAAAAGAGTCTTGTGGCTTATTAGTTATTATTAAAGGGAAAGAAGTATATGTCCCGTGTATAAATATTTCTGAAAACAAAAATGATATTTTTATCCTTGACCCTAAATGTTGGGCAGAAGCGGAAGATAAGGGTGAGATAACTGCCATTGTTCATAGTCATCCAACAACTTCACCTCAATTGTCGATGGCAGATAAAGTTGCTTGCGAGAAAACAAAACTTAAATGGTATGTTGTTCAACCTAATCTTGAACAATGGGTTGAATATGAACCATGTGGATACAGAGCACCATTAATAGGACGGAAGTGGGTATGGGGAGTTAATGATTGTTGGAGCTTATGTAGAGACTATTACCAAGACGAATTGGGGATTACTTTGAGAGATTGGGATAGACCAACATGTTCAGATGCCTTTTTATTAAATCCATTCTTTGATCGTTCGTTTCATGCCACAGGTTTTAGAGAACTTGAACCTGATGAAGAATTAAAAAAGAATGATTTGTTGTTATTTAGTATCAGTTCACCAGGACTAAACCATATTGGCTTATATCTGGATAATCAATTAGTCTTACATCATTTACAGCATCGACTCTCATCAAGAGACTTGTTGGATGAATGGCTACTAAAATGTATGGGTAGGAGGATTCGTTATGTCGCTTCGGAAAATTAAACTTTATGGTCAATTGGCAAAATTTGTGGGTGAACCTGTTTTAGAAGCTGAAGTCTC